ACAGACAGCGAATGGCCGTTACCAGAATACCTCAACAGGTCGATTTGTTTCTTCAAGAGAGGCAAACGCCTATGCAGCAGCTCAGGCAGCAGCAGCTAGGTCATCTGCACAGACAGCCGCAACCACAGCAACCACCTCAAGAAACTGGGGAAGAATTGCTATGGCAATGGGTGGTGTCGGAATTGTAGCGGCATCAATGTCCGCAGCTTCCGGTGAGACAAGCAAGATGATGAATTACCTCATGACTGCATTGTTCACTGCTTCCCTCATTGGTCCAGCAATCATGAAGGGTATTAGGAATGCCGGAATTGCTCAGGCATTCGCTAACATGACTTCAGCGTTTGGATTCGGTCGTGGAGTCGCCGCCGCAGGTGGCGCGGGCGCAGCCGGAAGACTTGGAACTGGTCTAGCAGCAGCCGCAGCACCAGCCGGACGATTGGTTATGCTCTTTACCAGATTCGCTGGACCTGCTGGTCTGCTAATTACCGCCGGGTATCTTGCATTCAAGCTTTATGGAAACATGAAGAAGGGTGTAGAAACCCAGAAGAGAATCAATGAATCAGCAAAGGACTGGGCTAGCGTTCTGGGATTTGTTTACCAGGAAGCTGGAGCCATTGAGAAGAAGAATGGTGACATTGTCCTTACCATTGATGCTCAGGTAACTAAGCTTAAGGAAAAGAACAAGGAGCTTGTTAAGAGTCTTCAGCTAGCTAAGGAGAACGGCAAGGAGCAGGACGCCATCAACCTTGCCATTGCCGAAGGTCTCAAGGTCAAGAACCATGGCGGTTCTGCTGATGAGGCTACCACAGCTACCAAGGTTTCTCTCCGTGCTGCTGGATATAGCACACAGCAGATTGAGACCATGATGATTAAGGTCAAGGCTCAGGTTGATTTCTCTGACGCCAAGAGCACCATCAACAAGCAGATGGACCAGTTCAAGACTGACTTCAACAAGATTGCCAATAACAAGTTTGGTCAGGGAAGCTGGGAGGGATTCTCCCGTGCATTCTCTGGTCGTGGTGAAATTAATAAGAATGCTGCCGAGCGTGGTAAGGGAATGGCTAACGAATTCTGGACCGGATTCCAGGCTACCTCTGATATGAAGTCTCGTCGCGACTACTTCGATTCATTCTTCAAGAATGTAGAGAAGGAGCAGCACACTGCTTGGGGTCGTCTTGGTAACTCTAACCGTGCAGACCTAAAGAAGGTCGGAATTGATTCCTGGAAGGAATTTGCACAGGCTTACACTGATGCCCAGAGTATGACAGACGTTGAATTCAAGGACACATGGGGGCAGGGAAATCTTGAGCAGGCTAACAAGATGAAGCAGGCTCTCCGTGGACTTGGTGGAGAAACCACTCGTTATGCGGAAAAGCACATCGATGCTGAGAAATACATTGCTCAGGCCATTGCTAAGAAGAACAACATGTCTGACGAAGATGTTAAGAATGTAAAGACTCTAGAAGACCTTTACGGAAAGCTTGACATGGCTACCATGACTGTTGCTGACGCACAGGCTGTATATAAGCGAGTTCTTATGCAGGCTTATCGTGACCAGGGCAATCTCTCAAAGGCTGAGCAGCTTCGTATCCTTAACATTTACCGAGTTAACGCCGGTTTGGAAAAGGCTGGAAACGTAACTGACCAGTTTGGTGCTGCTACTGATGCAACTACCGGAAAGGTAAAGGCCAATGCAGATGCAATGGCTGATGCTGCTCTTACAATTGATGACCTAAACAACGCCCGACAGAAGTCAATGTCTGGTGCTCAGGATTATGCCTTGGGCGCAGCCGATGAAATCTGGTCAGAGCGTGCAGACGCAGAGGTTCAGGCAATTGAAGACCGTGGACAGCGACGTGAAGATGCTCTAGACGCAGCCGCAGAAAAGCAGGACGCAAGATTTGATGCTCGTGGAGAAGCTGCTGACAAGCGATTCGATAAGCGCTCAAAGAATCTCGACAAGCGCTGGGATAAGATTATGGATGATTTCGATAATCGTTGGGATGCCCGTCTAAAGAAGGAAGAGGACGGATATAACAAGAGAATCGATAACATCAAGAAGGCTATCGATGCTGAGGAGAAGGCTGAAGAGGCACGGCAGAAGATTTTCGAGGCTGAGAAGACTCGTATGGAAAGAATGGCTACAATTGCTAATCAGAGAATTGATTTCAATACAGCTATTAACACTGGAAACCTTGACGAAGCCGCTAAGGTAATGAACAACATCAGTTCAACCCAGGATTCCTGGACATTGGACGATGCTGCTAACTCTAGCCAGTCTCAGTCTGACGCTAACAAGGCTAAGATGGAAGGTCAGATTACCACCATTGAAGCCGCTCGTGATAAGCGTCTAGAGTCTTTGAAGAAGGTCGAAGAGGCTGAAAAGAAGGCTCTAGAGGCCAAGAAGGAGCGCGAGACTGAGGCACTTGCCGCAGAGCGTGAGCGTTACCAGAAGGCTTTGGATGCTGAAAGAGAGCGCTACCGTAAGGGTATTGAGGCTCAGAAGAAGGCTATCCAGGAGCAGACTCAGCGTGATTCAGAGGCTAAGCGTAAGGAGCTTGAGCGTGCAAAGAAGACTCTTGAGCTTGAGTTGCTTGCTGTTCGTGCTTCTATTCCTCGTAATAAGAAGGAATATCAGAAGCAGATTTCCACAATTGAGGGTCTTTACAAGAAGTACGGAATCAATCTAAAGGCTCAGGGTAATGGATGGTCTAAGACAATTGGTGACGGACTTACAGCCCACATCAAGGAAGCATCTGCTGACCTTAAGAACACAATCAACTGGAAGTCTATTGGTAACTCTGTAACTCAGAGCATGGTTGATGGTGGATTCGGAATGTCCACATCAGAATTCATGAAGTGGGTTACGACTGGTGACCTTCCAAAGAACTACAAGGCTCCGTCTAAGCCAAAGACTCGACACAAGGGTGGTCCTGTTTCTGGAAACTCCAAGTACGATAACCGTGGTGGACGTAACTGGGGAACTGGAATCCGCCGTGACGAATCATTCGCACTGCTAAAGAATGACGAATATGTTCTTAGTGGAAAGGCTCACAAGTCTCTCGGAACCCGCGCTCTTGACCAAATCAATAGCGGAAAGGGCACCGGAGGAATTGGTGGCGCTGATAATACCCAGATGGGTCTTGTGGGAGCTTACGCTTCTGGCCTTGCTGGAATGTTTGAAGCAGCAGCAGAAATGGGTGTTCAGGCCGCAGGTGACCAGGCAGCCGGATTTGGTATCGATGGAATGGGAATTCCTGGTAAGGCCGGAATGTACGGCGGTATCAATCTAAATTCTGAGCAGATGAAGAATGCAGCAACCATTATTGGTGTCGGTAAGGGAATGGGAGCAACAAACTCTGACCTTATCGTATCGATTATGACTGCTATGCAGGAATCTACACTGCGTAACCTTCCATATGGTGACCGTGACTCTATTGGTCTATTCCAGCAGCGTCCTAGCCAGGGTTGGGGAACAAAGGAGCAGATTATGAATCCTTCATACTCTGCCCACAAGTTCTTCGATTCCTTGCTCGCAATGAAGGGCCGACACAAGCTCAGCCTAACTCAGCAGGCTCAGGCAGTTCAGCGTTCTGGATTCCCAGAGGCTTATGCTAAGTGGCAGGCAATGGCTCAGCAGGTTGTTGCTGGAACTGGATTTGAAGCATTCTCCGGAGCAGGAAGCGGAAAGAAGCAGAAGCCTGTTTCTGGTCCTGTCTCTCGTGACTGGTACCACCACAGCAACCTTCCTCGCGCTACCGACTTTGGTGTAGGTGTTGGAACTCCAGTTAGAGCAGCCATGAATGGTCGCGTTGTAACTTCTACTGACCTTCGTGGTGCAGGAAACGGCGGGTATCGTTCATACGGCCGATACATTGTTGTTCAGTCTGGAAACGAAAAGACTCTATATGCTCACCTTTCTAAGAGAGGCGTAAGCGCAGGAAGCAATGTTCGTGCAGGACAGCTAATTGGTTCATCTGGTAATACAGGTAATTCAACTGGTCCTCACCTTCACTTTGAGACATGGCGTGGAGGAAAGACTGTTCCACCAGGTACATTCGGTATTCCTGGATTGAAGAAGGGCGGGTTCACCATGAATGATGGATACGCAATGCTTCACAAGAATGAAGCCGTTCTAACCGCTCCTTTGACAGAGCAGCTTAAGAATGGAATTCAGAATATTGACCAGGGCGTAAATAACGATTACAATGTAAATGTGAACTTCTATGGACCAGTCAATACAGAAATTGACGTAGAGAAGGCTGTAACGACAGCCCTCAATAAGAGAGACAGTAAGCTAGGAAGGAATAGGCAGATTACATGAGCATGACTTTTATCAAGCCGAGACTGATGCGCTGGAATGGTAATGCAATTACCGACCACAATCGTGCTCAGCTAACAATCGATGTCGAAAGAATCGAGAAGAAGCAGCGTATGTCAAACGGAACAATGAGAAAGTATATCATTGCTGACAAGCGCACTTTCAGTACATCATGGACTATGCTTCCTAAGTTGACAGTACAGACAGTCGATGGTTTCTGGGGAGGAGAGGCAATTGAGGCATTCTACAATACAGTGCCTGGTAACTTCTCCCTGGAAATCACTGACGGAGATGGCGATATTTCTGAGTACACCGTAATGATGGGTGACTTCTCAAAGAACATCGTAAAGCGCGGTAGCACAGACTTTTGGGAAATCTCTGTCAGCCTGGAAGAGGTCTGACATGCAGAGTGCTTCGCTGTTTTACCAGAACGCCCTCAAGCAGGGCGAGGCTCTTTTCCCCAGCGCCCGTGTAATTGCTGAGTGGAACCACAACCGATACACAAAGGTTACGACCGTAGATAATTATCAGTACGATGAGAAGACCAACGGTTATGACCTTGACATGTATCCTATCGATACCATCATCGACCCTATCCGACCAACGGCGGGTTTGCTGAAGGCTCGTGCTGGTGAAGGTGCAGTAGTTCAGGGATACTCAGACACAGTCCGTGGATATAGAACGTATACGGCTGACCCAGATTCCAAGTACAAGTATTGGACTGGTCCAGCTCAGGCAAATGACACGCCTTACACAGGTGGTGGTTGGACTTTGCCCGAACCTATTAGGCCACATATTGTTTATGAAGCCAATGTGTTGACAAACAAGATTTATATCGCTATTGAAGATTCTTGGGCGGGTCCAGAAAAGTGGGATATTCAGATTACCACTAATGGAACTACCTGGACTACAGTAGCTTCAGACCTGAACCTAAACAGTAAGGGTCAGCTCTTGCTCTATCTACAGGATGACAATTCCTGGACAACAACAGAAAACCGTGCGAATGGAATGCAGCTTCGTGGTCTAAAGTTGGTCGTAAAGTCTATGGACAGACACAACTCTTGGTTCAACTTGATTGAGCTTGGATGTCGTCTGGAGAAGGATTTGTCTGACAGGCTTATGGATTATGATATCAAGAATGAGCTTGGCGATACAGACTTCATCACTCCTCTTGGAACAATTAGTTCTAATACCGGTTCAATTACGCTATCTAATATTGATGGAATCTTTAATAACGATAATGCAGATTCTCCTTATAAGGGAATTATTGATGCTAATGTAAAGTTTACTGTTGATTTCGCAATTGATGTAACTGACTGGGGTGGCTCAGGAATGGAATACATTCGTCAGGCCACAATGTATTCGGAAGCATGGTCCGGTGGTGAGGAATCAGTTTCGATTCCACTAAAGGATGCTTCAAAGTTTCTTCAGGAAGTCAAGCCTCTACCAGAATTGATGCAGGATGTCACTATTGGTATGGCTATCTGGCGCATGCTGGATTCTATCGGGTTTATTGATTATCAGTACACACGTAGTGCAGAGGTAGCTTCAAACCAGATTCAATTCTTCTGGACAGATGACCAGAAGACTGTATGGGATAACATTCAGGAGCTTTGCCGTGTAACACAGTCGGCAGCTTACTTTGATGAGCACGGTATTCTACAGATTAAGTCACGAGATTCAGCATTCGATAAGAGCAAGCCTGTTACATGGACATTTGACTATGCGCAGAATGGCTCAAAGATGCCAGACATTGTTGACCTTACTGTAGGAAGTGCTTTCGAGGCTAACAAGGTCACTGTCAAGTACCAGAAGACCAATCTTGCACAGGATGCTCAGGGACGACCAATCTCTGAAATCGTTTGGCAGCCAGACGACACTATTGTTCTTCGTAGCTCTAATTTGACTACAGCTATTCTTAAGACTGATATGCGCTTCTGGATTGACAAGAAGGATATTGATACATGGCCTTATGAAGGTATGGTCAATATGCGTGGTGAGCTTATCAAGTACAAGGGTAAGGGATATCGTTACTATAAGAAGGGCGGTACCTACACAGGCAACATTGACAATGACACAATCTTCAAGGTCATTTACACAAGTGATGAGAAGTTGCAGATTGATAATGAGCTTTCTAACCCAGAGCATTCCTGGAGGAATTATTTCACCGGGTATATGCGATGTGAAGAGCGTGGCTACGATAGCACAACTGCTCAGGACCATGACCTTGTTCAGAATGTATGGTTGACCAATGGCTCTTATTATGGAACCTCTGGAACGCAGAAGTTGTGGAATGGTGGAACCAAGTTTATGGTATCGGATGGAATTCTTCGTCTCCAGTCTACTGGAAAGAAGGCAACAAGCAAGCACTGGTACACAGCCCGTCGTGGTGCGTGGACTGGTGAGTCTCCAAAGTTCATTGGTACCAGAATGAGATTCCCTACCAGCCCAAAGGGGAAGAACATGAATGCCGGAATTTGGGTCTGGGGAAATACAGCCCAGAACCAGATGTATGGAATTGATATCACTGCGACGACTCACGTAGACCGTAAGGTTGGAAATGAGATTCGTATCCTTAAGAGGAAGAGTAACGGAACGGTAACTCAGCTTTCTAAGGGTGCAGCATTCGCTATTAATGAGAATGCTTGGTATGACATTGATGTTGTTGTGACTAGCACTGCTAGATTCACTGTCTTTGTAAACGGTCAGCTTGTTATCAATGTAATTGATAATGGAACAGACATTCCTGTGTCTGGTCGTGCTGGACTTTATGTCCGTGGTGATGGCGTTGCTGATTACGAATATTTCTACATGATGGCCGATGGTGGAATTCAAGAAACCGACCTGGATAATGAATCATATCTGGACATTATTCGCGGCGGGTATTTCTCTAACCAGTATTATCGTGACTTTGTTACCCGTACACGAGTAGCACAGAAGCGTAGAGGAAAGAAGACCATCAAGTATACACAATGGTATGACCAGAGGTACTTCGATGA